GCTTACATTACATTCTTTGCTCCAGTAGTAGCAGCATATCTTCATAAATGCACCTTGTACATCTAAATCCATAAACATAACTGAACCTGTTATCCATTGGTTAGGAAAAAATTTAAAGTATGGTAATTCTTTCATATTTCAAGCATGTTTTGTTGTAAGTCTTTTTTCCAAATAAAACAATTATTATATTTAAAACTAGGTTTTATATTTGTTTTTACATAATCTTTTGTATAAATATCTTCTAAATAAGCTATATTATTTTCTAAATCAATTTGAATAAAAGGATAATAATTACAAGTTAAATGGTCTTCTACATCTTCTATTAGACAATTAAAAGTATATGTTTTTTTAGATGTAGCTTTTACTTGATATTTATTTGCTTTCCAATCAGTAAAATCAATTTTATTATAATCATTATCAGCTACTTGTTCATGCAAATCCTCACCTTCAAAATTTCTTTTATACCAAATTTCAAATATTGATTGACCAATTTTTCCAATACTTTGATTCTTTAAATTTTTTGGAATACTTATTTTCGATTTATATGTTCTCATAATATATAGTTTATAGTTAATTATTTTTTACAAATGACCCATTAATCATTTTTCCTTTTCTTTTATTAATTACATTATAAGCAGTATTAATACAATCCTCAATTTTACAATTATTAAAATGCGCGATACTTGTTAAAACAACAACACAATCTCCTATTGCATCAATTATTTCAATATCATCTTTATTTATAATAGCTTTAGCTAATTCACCACATTCTTCTTGCAGTTTTATATATTGGGTTTTTATATCACCTTTTTTATATATACCTTTATTATTAGCCCATTTTCTAATTGTTTCAAATTCATTATTTAGTTTCATAATACAAGTTTTGATTTTATATATTTATTATGTTTATAATTTTCAAGTGAATAATTTTCATAATTACCTTTTAATTTAGGTAAACCATATTTAATTGATTTATAATATTCTATTACATTATCTTTATGGCATTCATATATATGGGCGTCAGCTAAATTAATACCTAATATATGTTCTTTTAAATTACATTTATTAGCAATTGTTTTTAATAATAATGCAGCAAAAATTATATCATAAGGTAATCCTAAAAATAAATCTGAGCTTCTAAAATTAATACTCATATTCAATTTATCACCAATTCTAACAAAATTCATTTGAGTATAACAACACGGTAACGCTTGTTCTTTTAGATCAGTAGGGTTCCATAAAGTTATTAAAGCTCTTCTTGAATTAGTTTTAATTTCATTTATAACATATTCAATTTGATCAAATGATTCATTATATTTTCTTAACTGATAGCCATATATTTTACCAAGTTTATTATTGATAGCAAAATCATTCCACCAATTTATATTATTATCCTGTAAATATTTTAAATCTGTTCGCCCTTCATATATCCATTTAAACTCAGCTAAAGCTTTTTCAAAAAATATTTTTTTACTTGTAAGAATAGGAAAGCCATAATCTAAATTTATATTAATTGTTTGATTAAATAATTTAAAAGCTTTTTCACTAGTTCTATTTTTACACAAATAACCATCTAATAAACATCTCATTAAAAGCTGTTTATATTCAAGCTCAAATATATTATTATCCATTTTTATTCGTATTTAGTTTGTAATTATTTAAAGAACCTATATATGCAACAGCATCTAACAAGTTGTCTTCTTTGTGAGAATTTGCTTGTCTTGATAATTTTAATGCAATTAGTACATTATAAGCGTCTTCTGTAGTTATGTCCTTAGAGCTCATTTCTGAAGCAATACGGGCTGTTTTTTTCATACATTGTATAAAATCTCCATATTGTCTTTCTTTCTCTTCGGACCGTCCATTTACTATTTCATTTGCTTTTTTAAGAATATTCATAATATGCTTTGTGTTTTTTATTATAGTTGTTGTATGCTTGTATTTCTGATTTACTTAATCTGTCCCAAGTGTATATCCTGTCAAAAGGTGCAATGTTTGTACTCATGTTTTTACTTTCATCAGCTTTTACTTTTGCTTTTAAATTAATGTATTTAAAATTTTTCTTGACAGGTTTATACAATCTTGATAACCTTTCAGGTCTTATGTTGTGTTCCTTTGCTATTTGTGGTAGTGTAGAACCCTTTATCAGTAATTCTTGTATAACTGACATACTCAAACCCCTTTTTAATAAGTAATTTGATTCTTTCATCATTGCTAAAATGGTAAGTCATTAGCAGATTCTTTCTTCTCTTCTGGTTGCCAAGTATCTACACTAATAGATACATCTTTACCATATTGGTCAGCTTCATCTTTTAAGTTAATATTTAGCTTAATAAACTTATTACCATTAAACTCTTGTATGTGTTCTCTTAGCTTGTCAGGATTAATAGTTACTTTTAACCACTTTTCATTCATTACTTTTCCTGAACCACAATATATTGTTTTCTCTTTCATTGTTTTTTGTTTTTATTTTGTTGATTAATTAATTTACCTTGTTTATCTATTTTTCTTGCTAACTTAGTTAATTCATCTAAGTCATTAAAAATTGTTTTATATTCCTCAAATATTTTCATTGTTTTTTGTTTTTATGTTAAAATTAATTCTTCTACTTCTATTTCTATAATGTCATTACTATAACCTACTGCTTCACCATTCCAGTTGTTGTATTTGTCTACAAGGTTGCAATATTCAATATAACCCTGTGATATAATGTTATATCCTAATCTATACACCTGTACATTGTATGGTGAAGTAGTTTCTACTGCAATAATATAATAATCAGCTTCATCATAGTTTTCTAAATACATAGCTGCTTGCATTTTGTAGTCATTGTATATTAAATCCCTTTGAAACCTTTTACCAGCATCTGAAGTTGTTTTAATATCACATACTATAGTTCTACCATCTATTTTAGTTTCAAGGTCTACAAACCCTTTAAAATCAATTCCTGCATGATTCCAAGTTACTTCTTTTTCAGTGTGTACTTTGTTTTGCATTAGAATGTTAAAGATAGGATTCTGTAAAGCATTTTCAGCAATAGCATTAGCATCATCTAATTCAGAAAGTTTTATAATCTGCCTATTTTCATTAGCTGCTTTAAACTCTTGCCAATCTTTGCCTGCTCTTCTTGCACCAGTAAATATAGCATAATCATCATTAAATGATTCAGGTTCTAATAGTAGCTTATGTATGATACTACCAAACTGCATAGCATCAGTAACTTTTGTTTTACCCTCCCAATACTTTAGTAAGTGGTTAGGAGATTTTTTAAAAGCACACAATGCACTATATGATAATCTATTCTTTTTCATTTTCTTTTATTTTAGATTCATAAAATTTTTTGATTGTTTCATTCCATTGCTTTTCTATTTCTTGGTTTTCCTTAATTAAGTCAAGCAACTTTTGGTATTCTGATTTTATTTCTTGTATCATGATTTCTGATTTTTAATTGCATTAGCTACTTCATCAGCACTTGCTACTGATTCATCTACACCAACACCAAAGTTTCCTAATGCTCTACCCCATGCAGAAGTTTCACAATTTTCAATGAATGAAGTTTTGTTTATAAATGTGCTGTTTTGTTTTTCATGTGCATAGCCACTTGCTACCTCTATATCTTCATTATTTTTTAAAGATGCTCTAATGATTACACCATTTTCATTTAAATGTGTTATTTCACTTGTTAAGCTGTATCCTGCAAAATGTTCTCTAAAGTATTTTAATCTTGCTTGTACTGTGACATACTGCTTACCCTTTATGTTTACTGTTTTTAAATTCATAATTTTTGATTTTAGTTAATTGTGTTATTATTTTATTGATTCTTTGTTCATCATATTGGTAACTAAGTTCTTTCCACTTTTCACCAATTTCTTTAGTTTCATTAATTAATCTATCAAATCTATGTTTGTGTATTTCAATATCATTGTTAGATAATTCAAACTTGGTTATTATATTTTTGTTCCAGTTTGCTTGTCTTATTACTTTCCTTAATCTAAAGTGTAAAGAAGTATAATAATAGTATGCTTGCCATTCTTCCATTTCTTGCAAGTATTTATAGTAATTAATTATCTCCATTGTATTGTTCCATTAACTCTAATAATACTTCAGAATATGACCTCCTGCCATTAGTTCTACATTTCTCTTGAAACTCAAGCAAAGTATCTATCTTGCTTGCAGGTACATAAAATGTTCTTGTTGTATAGTTTATTGTTTTCATAGTTGTTTGTTTTAATTATGTTGTAAATATATATATAATTATAATACAAATTACAAAACACACTTAATAACTTATTAACAATAGAATGTTAATACTTAACTACCACAACCAATACAATCAAAATGTGAATCCTCTGGCTTTACTTTATTAAGAACCATTTCAAGATTATGTATTTCATCTCTAATATGCATATCCTGCATCATGTCACCAGTTAACTTATTTTTTAAATCTTTAATTTGTTGTTGTATTTCTTTACTCATAATACTAAAATAAATGTGTTAACCTTGCAACTTGTCCATGTTGCTTGTGAAATATAAAAGATTCTATAGCTAAATTTGAACTTGATTGATAACCACTTTTATGATGCCAAGCATCTGCACCACTTGGGCTTCTTAATGATTCTAAAGTTACACCTACAAAATCATTTTTATGTTGCACTTTGTGGTGTATATGTTGTGTAAACATGTATCTGTATTTAGTTTCACTCCACCACTTACATTCATCTGCCATTATCATTGGTAGTAGATTCCACTTAATACCATCACCATGTGTACTACTTATTAATGTTTTACCATACTTAAAGTATTTTCTCATAGTTAAGTCATTATTCCAACTTACATTACTACATAAACTAAAATGTGCTTTTAATACTTCACTCATTAACCAACCTGTAATATGGTCATGATTACCACTTGTATACATAACTTGCACATCAGCAACATCTAATAGCATTTCTATAACCT